CGCCAGCGAGCCCGAGATGTAGAACTGCGGCGTGTTCGGCTTGTTGAACAGCAGGTAGGTATCGAGGTAGTCGACCTTGTCGGCGCCGGAGAACATACCGTTCGGGTCGATGATCCCGGCGAATGCATTGGTGGCGAGCGTGATGTCCCAGCCGGCGGCGCTGCCGTTGACGATGATGAGATCCAGGCCGTTGTCCATCATGGAGACCGGCGTTTTCAGGCCGTCGCCGATGGTGCCGATCAGGGTACCTGCCCAAGTGGTGGGATCGATCAGGAAGACGTTGTCGCCACCGACCGCGTAGATGCCTCCGGTGGTGGCCTGGCGGATGCCCCGTAGCGGCCCCGTGGGCAGCGTGGAGAGCAGTCGCAGCCCTGGCGTGGGGTAACAGGCCACCGGCATCGGCTCGCCCTGCTGCTCCGGCATCGGCTCGGCAAAGAGGTTCAGCGAGCGCTGGGCGCTGGCGATGACGCTGTGGGCCTGGTACGCCCCGCCGGTGAGCGCGATCTTAGCCACGCTCATCCCCGCCGTTCGCTGGCACGGTGGCTGGCAGGTTCGGCATCGGCATCTGCGCATTGGCCGCCATGCACTGCTGCTGGATCGCGCGCATCAGTGGATCAGTCACGCGATGCGGCGCGGGCACTTCGTCGAGCAGTCGCAGTACTACCTCCCACTGCTGGGCTTCGAGGGTCACGGACAGCGGTTGCTGCGGGGTCATGACCATGCTCATGCGGTGGTGCTGTCGGTGACGAGGCCATAGCTCGCCAGCGCGGTGAGCAGCGACGTAAGCGCAGCGTTGCCGGCTCGTGAGCCGGTCACGGTAGGCTTGGCTGGGGGGCTCGCTCCAAAGAATGCACACGAATTGGCGAACGTTGCATTACCGTTGGATGACACCGAGAACACGATCTGCGCCGCGCTTTCGTTAGTAATTCGCCACGATGCATCTGGGAGGCAACCAGCGGACCAAACCTGTCCGCCCACTTGATATTTGATCCGCGCATAGTGTCCTGCGGCAGCTAAGACACCAAACGGGTCATCCGTGCCTGCCACGGTCAGGGCGCCGTTTAGCTCCGCGAGCTTCACGGTGCCGGCACTATCGAATGCAATGTTATGGCCAGAGGCCAGCCATATCGCGTTTGCGCCACTTTGCTGCACCGCGCCCCTGGCATCGAATGCCGCCTGGCTGAATGGCGTATTTGCCCCGATCGTGATGCAACGCTTGTAAGTGGTGTCCGCTCCGGCCGTGATAACGATGGCATTAGCGAGTTCAGCCGACGCCCCACTAGGATTTCCTTTTAGACCTACAACCACCAATCCTGAGCGCACGCCAGTCGGACTGCCGTATAGAAGCGGACCGGCATTATCCAGGCCGTTGGCTGCGAAGTCGAGTTCCATCCCAAGCAGCGTGTTGGTATGTTGGCTGTCCAGCCCTGTGAGGTCGACGGCGTAGATGTTGGAACCCCAGATCTGTGGATTGTTGTTGCCCTGCACGGCGCGGCCTGCCGTGCCATCAGCGACACTGACCAGTGTGCTGAGCGTAATTGTGCCAGGCCCCGACGCGCCCGACACCGCGGTCTGCATATATCCATTGCCGTTGATGGTGACCGGCATCGGGTACGGCACTTGCAGATTGGTTACATCCGCAACCTGCACAACATTCGATGGTGCGCCCAGCGTTGCGGCTACCGTGGTTGTTGGTTGTGCTACTGCGGTGTTCCGATTGGCATAGCCTGTCAGGGCCGTATGTTGGCCCGTCCCTCCGGTACCCTGATAGGTAACAGTGGATGTGATCCCCCAGCAGTTATTATTGGGCGCGCCATAGACCGTCAGATTGCCAAAGATGGCATTCGTCGTGGCATCGGAAAAGTGGCCGCCCGACGTTCCGACGTTTACATAGGACTCGATGTTGCCGCGCCATGCAGTCGGAGCCGGCGGCGCGGCCGCATACATTCCTATGGGCGTGAAAAGTATGCCGGGCGCGTTGATGCTCGGATTGGACACGGTACCGCCGCTGAGTGGCAGGAACGGGCCATAGGCAGCCGAGTTCGCGATCGCCGCGTTGAGCGCAGAGGCGAACAACTTGTCGCCATCGCTCCACGGGTACTGAGGTGTAATGTCGTTCATGACAGCACGCTATCGCCTCCAGTGACCCAGGCTCGGTCCAGTCCGCGCCCAGCCCAGCTGCTCACATCGCCACCACGCCGCCCGCTCAGGAACGCTGGCAGCCCGAGCTGACCGATCTGACTGTTCGCCATTTCGATGACGTTGATCGCCTGCTTCATGGCCGCGACATGCTCGGCCCGCGCAGGCAGCCCGTAGGCCATCTGCAGCCGCACCGCGAGCGACCACACCAGGGCTTCCAAGTACTCGTCCGGCAGCGCTAGCGGGTCCACGAGCGTCGTGTAGACCGGCAGCTGAGCCTTCAGAACCAAGTGCATCTCGTAGGTGCTGTCAGGCGGCACCGGCCAGAAGTACACCTGCCCCACTGGGAACGCGCTGTCGTAGAACACGCCGGATGGCAGCGACTTGAGATCCTTGATGGTGATCTGCGCCCAATCCTCTTTCGCCTCGATGATCGTAAGCGGCAGATCGACCGGGTTTGGGCCGCCGAACGGTTGCAGGCGGCACCACGCGGCATGGATCTTGTCAGGGCGCGCGGTATCGAAGTCAGCGCCGGGACCAATGCTGTAGGACGTGGCGCCGGTCGAGACCTTCGACACCTCCGGCAGGTTCCAGATCAGCCAGCGCTTGCGCTGCCACTGCGCGATCAGCATACGGAGGAAGTCCAGGCCGGTATTGGCGTCCTCGGCCGACGCGGTCTGACCCACGCCGAGGATACCGCCGGCGCGCAGCGTGAACGCGATCAGGTCGCCGGTTGTGGAAATCATGGCTATCTCACGTCAGGAAAGAAGTAGCCCGAGGCTGCCGGGTGGTGCGCGCTCGGGCTCACACGCGCGGTTACTGCCCCGTGGAAGGGAAACGGAGTTCCCGGCAGCAAGCCGATCAGGCCGACAGGATGGTGAACCAGGCGCCTGCCAGCGGTGAAAACAGGGTGTCGGACTTGCCCGCCGCCAAGCTGACGCCTGTGGCATTTGCGATGCCGTTGATCGTATCAGCTCCTGGCGCCGCAAAGATCTGCGCCGCCGCTGCCCCGGCATTGGTGATCCACAACACCTGCCCGCCCATCGCCGGCGGCAGTTGCACGCTATCGGCGGTGGTGGCGCAGACGGCGATCAGCGTGCAGGCACTACGAATTGGCGTGGCGGCCGCCTGCGTGCCACCGGCGTGGGCGGTGATGCTAGCCGCCGACCAGCCGTTGCCGCTGGCCATCAGCGAGATGTCATGCATCCCGGTACCGACGTTGAAGTTGACGGCGCGACCGGAGGGATAAGAGACAGCTGTTGGCATGGGGTTCTCCTTACGTCATGCCCCCTCCTGTTCAAGGAAGGAGCATGACAGTTACTCTCGTAGCAAACAGCAAACTAATTGGCGCACAAGCGGCACGCGAGTTGTGGCCGCATCGCGACGCCGCCCCACAAAACGTCGATTCTTATGGGGAAAGTGTCGTCGGATATGCTGTATTGCCGCACTGCCCGCATTGAGATGCCGTCCTTCACAACACGGCTAGCCATGTCGACACCACCTGGCATGACAAGATCTGCTGTGGCGAATGTAAAAGCGTCGGGGTGGAAGGCCATGCTGAGCCCGGTTGGTGTGCTGGCGGTGTTCATGAACGTGATCGCCGCGGTCGCGTTCGCGATGGGAATGGAGACGTTCTGCTGCGGGCTGCCGACCAGGGCATTGAGAGCCGGCGCGATGCTCATGGTGCCGCCGCCGCCCGCGTAGCCTGCTGTCAGCACGAACTGCTGCAGCACGCCCGAGCTGATCTTGGTCTCGGGATGGCACCGGTAGACACCAGCGATGGTGAACACGTCGCCGACGTTACCTGCCCCGGTACCGGTGGCCACAACGAGCGAGTTGCCGGTGTTCTGGTTGAGGACGATATTCGTCGTGTAGGCGCCGCTCTCCGCGCCGCGGGTCTGGGTGGTGAAGTGTGTGCTCTCGGCCCACTCGAAGCCGGCGGAGATGCCCATCAGGCCGTCGGTGTACTGCCGCGCGATCTGCGTGGACTGCTGAAACAGGCCCTTGAGGCTGTCCACCATGTCCACGTTATCCTGCGTATTGATGCGCAGCTGCCACTGCTGGGACTGCGGTGTCAGGTTGTCGAGCAGCAGCTTGCGGGACTGCAGCACGGTCTTGAAGGTCTGCGCCGCACCCGCGGTGCCGACCTGGTTCCAAACCGCCGGCCAGCACATGCCGATGAACGTCGCCTCGATCTGCGCTGCCAGCACGGCGATCGCCGGCTCGATATAGCGGGCCGAGAAGTCGTCGATGGTCAGCGTGAGTTCGGAGGAGGCGAAGCTGAAGTCAACGTGATACTGGTTGGTGATCGGCAGGGAGACGAAGGTCTCCACGGTGTTCTGCAGCGAGAGTGCCGGGGTGGTGCTGACGGTGTATTGCACTGGCAGGCGGATGCGGAGTGTGCTGCCGATCTTGGCGCCGGCGTTGGCGAATGAATCATCATATTGACGGTTCACAGCCCCAACGAAGTTGCATTTCTGGTGGAGGATCGCCAGCGCCTTCGCTGTGATCATGTTGATGGTGAGGAGCGTGTTTGATGCGGGCACAATGGCCTCCCATGGCAACGGAATGAGGGAAGGCGCCCGCGTGGTGCAGGCGCCGGTTCAAGCCGTTGTCGCAATGAGAGGGAAGCCGCGCTGACAGACGGTTCAGGCACGCCACGCGGTGGTTACAGGCTCCGCTGCCCTGTCAGGCACGATGCGCGGTGTTGACCGATCCGCTGCCGGGAGGTGGCGCAGCCCGGTTTCCCGGACTGCGCCGCTTCCGCTACTTCCTGATGATGATCTTGACCCGAAGGCCGAAGATCATCACAATCCGCAGCGGAAGCCATGCATGTGCAACCATGCTGGTGACCTCCACTAGCGCCGGGCGGGCCCA